AGTTCAAATTGGATTAACTAGGTCATTGGGTACAGATTATTTTGATGACCCAAGAAAAAGACTTCAGCACTTGAAAGACAATAATGGACAAATCACTACGGGATGGAAAGATTTAGACGATAAACTTTATGGTGGTATTAATCGAGGTGAAGTAACTATCTTCGCTGGAGGCTCGGGTTCAGGTAAGTCGTTATTCATACAGAATTTGTGTTTGAACTGGGTGCAGATGGGATTGAATGTTGTCTATGTTACTTTAGAATTATCGGAAGAGTTATCGGCAATGCGTATTGACGCAATGGTAACTGACCGCAGTACCAGACGCATTTTTAAAGAACTTGATGATGTTGAATTACAAGTTAGAACAGTTGGTAAGAAATCTGGAATGCTTAGAATTAAATATATGTCATCTGGTTCAACGATTAATGATGTTCGGGCATATCTAAAAGAACTTCAAATAGTAACAGGACAAATAGTTGATTGTGTATGTATTGACTACTTAGATTTGTTAATGCCTGCTACTAAGAAAGTTAATCCAGGCGACTTATTCATTAAAGACAAATATGTCACAGAAGAAATTCGTAACTTTGCAATGGAATCAGAACTAGTTGCGGTTACAGCCTCACAATTAAATCGTTCAGCAGTAGAAGAAATCGAGTTTGACCACTCTCATATTGCTGGTGGTATATCTAAAATTCAAACTGCCGATAATGTTATCGGTATTTTTACGAGTAATGCCATGAGAGAACGTGGTCAATATCAACTCCAACTACTAAAAACAAGAAGTTCAAGTGGTGTTGGTTCTAAAATAAATCTAGTATTTGACAGAGATAGTCTTAGAATTAGTGATTCAGACTTGAGTGATGATGATTTAGCAGTTGGCAACCAAGACGCAACTACAGTCACAGATATATTAAAGAGAAAAACAATAGTTACAGACAATCCGTCTGCAATTCCTCCAGAAAAAACAGAATCAGCAAAAAATTTACGTGCTATGGTAAAGTCAAAAAAATCTAGTCCATTCAGTGATAATTGATAAATACTGATAAGGAGAATTATCTTATGACTAAGAAACCACGTAGAAGTCTGTTTGAAGAATTAAATTCGATGGCGATTTCTAAAAATGAGCCAGAAAGATTTGTCGAACAAAAAGGCGAACATATAATTACTGGTGCAATAAATTTAATTGAGTTCATAAATCGTGAATTTGATGAATCTGTTGCTGTGGATTTAACCAAGCGGCTTGTTAACAGCATTCGCACGGGCGACATGAGAAAATTCAAACGTGGAATAACTCATGCGAAGCGAAAAAATGACTCTTGACCAACAACTTAAAGAATTAAAAGTTCTATCAGGAATTTATAAGCCCTATCAACCTGAGGAAACTCAGCAGGAGAATATTTCCTATATTGGAACTGAAAAATCTAAGTATCAAAAGAAACATAAAATAGAACCAGGAACACAAGAATGGTTCAAGTTATGGTTTGCTCGTCCGAGATTGACAGGCGAATCACCATACGGCAAGGAATAATATGAAAGTCAGAGAAATAATATTAGGCAAAGGCCGTGAAAGAAGATTTAGAGGACCAAGAAAACCTCGAAATAAGCAAGTAGGCTTCCATCAGAAGATGAAGAAACTTCTGGATAAAGCCCTTAAAGAAGAGGGTGCAAGAATTCAACATTTAGAAGACTTGATTATTTTTGATGGTTCAGTTGGTGGTCAAAAAGCAATCGCAAAACTACATCAAGTAGAAACTTCTCCAAAATCAATCAGTATCAAATGGGATGGCTCACCAGCCGTTATCTTTGGTCGCAATGAAAAGGGTGAATTCGTTCTTACAGATAAAAGTGGATTTACTGCAAAAGGATATGATGGCAGAGTTACAAACGGCGATGACTTAGAGAAAATGTTTCTAAATAGAGCCAAAGGTGAAATTGATGATAGCAGACGAGATTTCGCATCAAAGATGAAAGGTATATGGAACACAGTAGAAAGTGTTATACCTGAAGATTTCAGAGGATACTTACATGGTGACTTGTTATGGTTCTCAACTCCACAAGAAAAAGACGGCAGACTTATATTCAAGCCAAACACAACAACATATTCAGTGGATGCTAAAAGTGACATTGGTCAAAAGATAATTAATTTTGATGTCGGTATTGTAGTTCATGTAGTAATTGGATTAGACGGAAATAAAAGCAACGTAGATATGGGACAACTTAGAGCAGGCAAAACATGGATTATGCCTCCAGTATATGTTACTCAATCTCCAGGCGTTGACTTACCAGAAGTAGACAGATTAGAAAGTTATTTAAAATCTAATGCTAATTCAATTGATAAATTATTGGCAGTCCCAGCCGAATTAAAAATAGCAGACTTTAGAAATATTCTTTACACTTATATTAATAATAGTGTAGCGGCAGAAAACCTAGATAAACTAGGAATGAATTTTAGTGAGTGGGTAAACTCATCAAAACTAAGTGGACCTAAAAAAGAACGAGTAGTTCAATGGGTTCAAGAAAATAGTGATGGATTTGAAGCAATATTCGGTTTCATCAAAGGGGTTATGACTACAAAGAATAAGATTATTAAAACGTTAGATTCTCAACCAGCAGATATCGAAGCCAGTACAAATGGTGAAAGAGGTGGAGAAGGCTACGTAATAGATAAAGACGTGAAACTTGTAAACAGAGCAGGATTTACAGCGGCGAATATGAGAAAGGAGAGATAATATGGAAATTTATGCAGACTATTCATTAGAAGACCAGCAACTATTACGAAAGTATATTAGTCCGATGTCAGACCGTAGCATGTTTAAAGGTATTCCTATAGAATTGTACGATTATGTAACACGATTGTTACCAGTCAAGAACAGACGTATCAAGTTCAGAGGTCCTTCATCAGCGACATTTAAAAGGTCACCTTTCAACACAATTAAATCAGAGGCGACATCGTTTGCAGTTTATTACGATAACGATACAATTTTACATTTAGGCAGACCAGGAGATTAAAAATGGGTAAAAGAGGAATACCATTTGTAACTGTTAAAAGAAACCCAAGTACTCGCAAAGCAACTGCAACTAAGAAGCATATGAGCCACGGTTCATTTAGATGTAAACGACATCCTAACAGTAAGAGATGTCGAAATGGAAGTACAAGATAAATACTATTATAATTGAGGAATGAGGGGAGAATTATGGTTATTAAGGAGTCAAAAAAACACCTTGATGACGTTAATATGACTTATTGGGAACATTTTATCTTTGCTAGTAAGTTTATGATAAAATGTTTAAAAATGGCATTTGCGTTAACGATACACGCATTTATACCAGGATATTTCACTGTATATGCAAGTAATAAAACTTTTGAAAATGCGAAAATGTTAGAAGAAATGGGAAGAAAATAGATGGAACAGTACGAAAGAGAAAAACTAGAACTTGTAAATACTTTATCTGAAAGTAGATTATTTAGAACTAAAAAGATGGCGAATGACGTTAATATAAATGATGCGGCTGATTTAGTTTTTGTTCACTTTCTTGTATTGAATATATTTAATAAAGACTATGACTTTGCCCCGTTGGCATCTGATGTAGCAAAACGCACTATGATTTTTAGAAATTTTGACTATTTCAGAACAAATGGAACTGATATGTACATGGCTCTTAATAGATTAATGGGTAAAGACAATGATATTGGCGATGATGAAAAAGATGAGATAGCAAAAGAAAGACTTTCGTTATATAAACCCGATATTTTAAGATTTTTACTTCATTATGCTAATAATAGAAGTGATACATCATTTGAACAAAGATATTTGTTACGTTATCAGAGAAATCTTAATGTCCAAGACGGTATGTTAAAATCAGTTCGTAGACTAGTTGGAGATTGGGACAATTTAAGTCAAAATCAGAGAGCATTGGTAGTAACACGACTAGTTCAATGGTTCCGTAGAAAGGCAAGACTCGCCGAAATATTTCCAGCACTTCTAAAATTACAAAAACGTGGCAATTATATGGTTGACGACAAAAAAGATGATAAGAAAAAGATGTGGAATAAGCCAATAGTGAAAGCAGGCGCGGCAATCGGTGCATATATTGGTATTAATAAGGGTGCAAGAGAGTTAGGTAAAAATTGGGGACGAACAACTTATAGTACAAAAAGAGGTCAACTAGGTAGACCATTTGACAGATAATAAACAATAAATTAATTAATTAATTAAGAGAGGACAAATTGTCCTCTTTTTTAGTTTTGCTTGAAGATAAATAAAATACTAAAGAAGATAAATACAATTAGAAATTAATTATATTCGGGGAGATTCTATCATGGCTGATAAAGAACCAAAATTAGCACACCTAGAAGCGGAGAGTTTGGAAACTCACGTAGCAGTATGCTATGAGAGATACCATCATTTTAATAGAGCATTGACTAATCTAGAAGGAATGATAGAAAAGAACGCAAAAGAAACAAAAGAAGGTTTTATGGAAATAAGAAAATTGGTGATATGGACAGCATCAACTTTGTTTTCTACTATGTTGATTGCCTTATTTGCACAGATGTTTAAACTTATATAAGAGAACTAAAATGCTATTTGAAGAGATTTCCGAAGAGATATACGAAGCAAAATTAGTATATGCTAGAAAAGGAAGGTCAATTGTTCGTAAATATAGATGTGGATCAGGAAGACTAAAAGGTAAGACAGTATCAACACCAGCGGCATGTTTTAAACCTGTTAATATGAAGAAACGTTTCACATTAGCAAGAACAAAAGCAAAAATGGGTGCAAGAATGAAACGTAAAGCAAAGATGACAAAAAGAATGAATCCAGCGAGTAAGAGATTAAAAACTCTAAATAGAAGATAACGGAGAATATACAGTGTCATTAAAGAATAAAATAGAAAAAACAATGTTTGTAGAGGGCTATGAAGATAGAATTCAAGATATTGCTACACTTATGGATATTTCAGTCGAGATTGTTAAAAAACGACTGAAAACATTGACATTTTCTGATTATATTAATGTAATGACAGCACTAAAAACCCAAGACAAAGATGAGATTGAACGTATCATGGGATGGCCAGCAAGAGACCCTAATTGGAAAAGTCCTATTGATGACATTGATGAATCTGCCTACTACGGAAGTGACTTGAGTTCAGTTCGTAAGATGAAATATAAGGATACAGTCAAAGTTACTGATATACAATGGGACGCAGATGACATGGATGATATCAAACATGCTTTAAAAGTCGGAGATTTAAGAAGAGATATGATTGTTCCTATACCAACAGACTTAGATGATGAAGAAGTAGACGAATACATAAGTGATTTTATTACTGATAAGACAGGCTGGACACATAAAGGTTTTAACATTGATGAAAGTTCTATGGCAGACACATTAGCAACAGCAAAAAATGCCGATATTAATGATTTTCATTTTTATTCAGATTCATCAGACATAGCAAAAGCACATACTCGTAAACATACGTTGTCACGAATTGATACAGAAAAATATCAAGAACGTGATGGACTAGAAGGTCCAATTATGACAAAATCAGGCAAAGTGGTGTACTATGACCCGAAAGAGGGAAGTTATTATGACCCAGACACAGACATTTACTTATCACATGAAGAGTGGAAAGAACTATCTGAAGCCTACAGCACAGGGTCACAAGGCCCAGATGAAGAAGGTGAAGATGCATATGTAGATGAACCAGAAGAAGAACCAACAGGAACAACAGGTTCAGTAGATGCATCCACATTAGGCAAAATAAAAACAGCAAGAATTCAAGCAATGCAAAGACTCGGTAGAGATAATTTAGGCGGCGCAACAGCGGCTATGGCGGCAGACGCAATGGACAAAGCAGAACAAGGCAAACCATTGACGCCAATTCAGCGACAAGCAATGGCATATCAAGCCGCTAACTTAGATGCTCTTGCCGTCAGCCCAGATACTAGAATACAGTTTAGAAATTTACTTAATAGATTAAGAAAAGCACAACAACAAGCACAGCAAGAGCAACAATGAGATTAAAAGAAATATTAGGTGGGTTATATGTAATGATTACAGAGGAAGAAGAAGATTTGATTAACAAATACTTCTCCGAGGGAGATTATGTAAACGAATCGCAGTTGTCAGGTAGAGAAACAGTCCTGGCAGAGAAATTAACACATAAAGGTGTGTTAGTTCCTACACTACGAGGGTATAAAACTGTTTAACAACTAGTAGGAGTTCTAAAATGTCAGTACCAAGCAAAGCAGATGTCAATTTAATGACTAATCTAATGAAGGTCATGAATGGCGAAAAAGTTAAATTAGAAGAAACATCTTCCCCACAGAGTGATAAATCACACATAGACGTTACGCCAGGCGTAAAACGTTCGGATATTGACGCAATGTCAAAAATTATGAAAGGTTTTAATGAGGCAACAACCAGCGTAGCATATAAAGTCAAGAAAACAATCACAGAATCTACTAAAACTGAAAAAGGCGTCAAAGTTGGTGCATTTTCAGTAGAAAAAAATGACGAAGATAGATACAATATACTTGATAGTCGTAGTGATTCTATATTATTTCAAGATATTCAATTATATGAGACAGTTTGTTGTATTGCTAATCATCTTAATGAAGGTAAACCAATTAATTCTTCAGAAATTACTGATATAATTACAATAAATGAAAAATTTGAACGTCATTATATTGGAGCACTTCAACATAAGCATTCATATCAAGTTGCCAAAAAAGCAATGAACGAGGGCAGAATGGATATTGCCCAAGCAAAATTTTCCCAAGCAAAAAGTGAGGCTGGCAAAGCCAAACGAAGAATAGCAAAACTTTACGAAGAAATAATTCTTTAATTATCTTAATAATATACGAATGTGTGCTAAATAAATTCGTGTATTAACACAAAAAAGATAAATACATGTAATACGCATCAATTGGGATAATTAATATGAATTTAAATACATCAAGTTTCTTTAATTCGAATGAAGTTCACGTATCTTCACGAATGAATGAATATATGAAGAAAAACTTTGGCTATGAAGTCGAAGGTGATATAGATACGCTCCAAGAAGCAAAAAAATCACTTGAGGTTGAGCAACAAGAGTTGAAAAATCATCATTATATGAGTAAAAAGTATATTGAAAATATGTTAATGATTGAGACAATTACAGCATTGTTAAAAGCACACGGTAAGCCTTTAAAAGAAGATGACGAATCGAAATCAAGTGAAACTGTAAACGAAGACCTAGAAGAAATGACTTATGTAACATTAACAAATTTAGCCAATAAATTAAAAGATATGCATGATACACTTCAATGGACAAGAGATGAGTCATCTAGAGATAACAGAGGCAGTACAATTGACGATATCCTAGATGAAATTAAAGAAGTCATGAGTGTACTTACACAATTAAATAAACATTATAACAAAAGTGTAGATGAACAATTAAGTAAAAAGAAAAAGATAACAGAAGATGATGATGAAGAATTAATCAACAAGGTTGCTGAATGGATTTATCACGAAAGTTCAGAGCCAATAAGTGAAATAGAATATTTACTTAAAAAGTCTGATG